ATTTAATTTTAGCTTGTGCTTTTTCATCTTCAGAAGTGTGAAGTGAATCTATTATTCCACCAACATTTTTTACAAGATCGCCACCTAATAATTTACTTAACATTAAATACTCCTCATAATTTCTGCTAGTTCGTTTGCCCTATTGGGTGTTTGTTTTGCCCACCTACTATCGAGCATTTCTGAACTAGCAGATTCATAATCACACTTATTTAAGTGGTATCGAAAGTTTTTAAATTTAAGTAATCGTGGCAATCCTAGTTGAAAAGCCATATTAATAACACACCCAAAAGCACGAGGATCAATACTTTCGCTTTTGATGAAAGTCTCTGCATCATTGGTAGCTTGTTTAAAGTCTCGTTCAAAGAACTCCATAACTTTTGCATCATCATATTCTACTCCTTCCTGTAAATCGTCTGTAGGTAAAACTAAATGTCCAACTCCAAAAGTGGCGTTGCCTAGATGGTCTAAGTACACCTTGTTAATTTTTCCTTCGTGTTTAATAATTTCTTCTTTTATTTCTTCGTACATTCTATTAGTTTCTCCAAATACCATTTTGCTTTTTCTAAATCTTCAAGTCCGTTTTTGTGTTTATGTCTTACTACATACTTCACAATGTTGCCTTGAAAGTAATCGAGTTTAAATTCTGCTATAAAGTCTGACACTTGTATCTTTGTGCCTATGTAATAAGAGGGGTTGATCTTATCTTTAGACTTTTCCATTCCACCTCCCATTATCTTCTAATGTCATGGGAATTAATTGAGGAATACCATTTAATATAACTGCACACCCAAGAGTAGGTCTGCGAATATTAACTCTTGAATAGGCAAAAGCTAATGAATGTTTATCTATTAAACAACCAATAGTCATTCCCCACCTGAGTTTCTCAGGCGAATTCCAGTACCCTAATTTGAAATCCGTATGGTAGTGACCTTGTATAAAATTATATCCAATGGACATAGATGATTTAACAGGATCTTTATTCATGTTATGGCAAAAATAATACTCACCATATTTGTCTTTAATGATTAATCTATCGTGCCACTTCCAATTTGTATGATCTACTCCTAAGACATCTGCGTATTCTTTAATAGCTTGTCTTGGAAAGCCATGATGTTTTCTTTTTCTATAAACAAGAGAACCATGATTACTATGAAGTAAATCCATTTTAGGAAATAACTTTTCTAGTTTTTTGATTTTGTATTGTGCTAATTCTAATTCTTTAGTGGCACTTGGTAAATCAGGATCAGAATCATGGAAGGACAAAGCCGAGTAATCAACTTCATCTCCAATGTTTACCACTCTTGAAAATTTATATTTTTTGCTAATAGCTTTTAAGAAAGAATAGCTATCAACATGAGAATATGGCTCATGCAAATCCGAAATCGCTAAGATATTCGACATAAGATTATCCTTTCAAATTAAGATAAAATTGCAAGTTTTAAATATTTAAGTATTTTTAATTATTTTAGTAGTGCAAAATGTAGTGACATAAGTATCAGGTATTTGCGTTAATTCTTTAGCTAATTTTATAGATGCTTCTCTACATTCTTCTTTTGTATTATAAGACACATCATAAATAATATTCTGTACGCAAGTTTGCTCTAATGATGTTATGGGATTTTGGACACATAACCAAAAAATAAGAAACATTTTCATAGCTAGTTGCCATTAAGGTACTTTTCAATCCATATAATCTTTTCTTTAATAACAGCTATATCTTGTTGCATTTCAGATATTGTATTTGCTTTTGTTTCTACAGCTTCGAGGCGTTCACTCCACATACCCCAAGTCATAGCTAATGATGTAAGGATCACTAGGTAAGGTAATACTGTTTTTATATCAAAGTTCATTTAGACCATTCCACTTTAAATTCTGATCCTTTTGAATCAGAAATGCTCATGGTTTGTTTTTCAGAACCCCATACATGATTTTGTAGTTTAGAGTTTTTGTGGTGATAATTTTTTTGAATAATCTCAATTAACTTAACTTCTGTCATAGTAAGTTTTTTATCTTGTGCTTTTTTATAAGCATCTTCTAAAATCTTATCTAACTTTTCATGGTTAAAAGTTATTTGATCGCTTTGTGCTACCCTATATAAAGTTTGGTAATTCTTTTCGTTTAGCCATTTACGAAGTGTTGTCCAACTGACATCAAGTTCTTTAACACACTCCCTCGTAGTTTTTCCTTCAGCTACAAGTTCCATAAGTTTAGCCATGATGCTTTGTTTATATTTTGCAGGGCGATTACCCTGTTTATTTACTACTTCTGTTGTCATTATTTTACCTTTGCAGACATATTGTTAAGTGGATTGTCCAATGCCTTGTTAATTTTTAATTCTAAATCATTCTCAAGTTCTTTTATCATTTCTTCAAACAATCTAAGTTCTTCTCTAGTGTTATTCTTTACAGAATCAACAAGTGCCTCTGTGTGTCTTGAGTCTTTTTCAAGCTGACGGACATCACTTTTAAGGTCGTCTTTAAGTTCTTTTGCAGTAGAAGCCACTAGGTTTACTTCTTCTAAAATCATACTTATTTCAGATTGTATCATGGTAACTTCTTGTTGTATTAATTCAATTCTTTTATCAAAATCAGAAAGATCAGGTGCTACAAAAGACTCTATCTTTTCTTCCATATCAATATAGCGTTTGTAAACTTCAAAACCTCCATACAGAAATCCAACAAATGTAGATAAGCCAATTATTAATGGAATAATTTTACTTTTACCTTTGACTTTTACCCCACCAAATTCTAGTTCTGCCATTGTGCGTTTACCATTTCATCTATTGTTTGTTGTTGTGCCATATCAAACAATATTCCATAATTATCCTCTATTGTTTTATTTAAGTATTCGTTAACATTTGTATCAACAATAGTTGATTGGGTGTCAAAAAATGTTTTTGTATTGCCTAATATTTGCATGACAATTAGTGTTTTCATTTGGTTTGATTCGTCATATCTAGCTTTATCGTCAATCTTTTTAACTATTTTAGTAGCCGCTTTTTCTTTAGCAGAAGGTTCTTTTACAGGTTTTTCAGTTTCTTCCTGTTGTACTTCTTCTTGTTCGGTACTATCTTCTGCTTCCACAGAGGGTTCTTCAACAGTTTCGCTATTGGGTTCTGTTGTTTCTTCTTCAGGTTGCTCATTAGAAGTTTCTTCTGCTTTAGCTACTTCAACTATTTCTTCTACTTCAGGTTCAGGTATCTCAAGATCCATTTCCATTTCAATTTCTAATTCAAGTTCTAATTCTGTTTGTGCCTCAACTGTTACTATTTCAGGTTCAGGTAAATCTATTTCAAAGTCTATTTCAAATTCTTGTATTTCTAATTCTACAGTTTCGTATGAAACTTCTTCAGTCTCAGGTTCTATGGGAGTAAAATCAATTTCACCATCATCAAAACTAATATCGTTATATTCAAATACTTCTTCAACAAATTCTATTTCTGTAGGATCAAAAATGTTGAGGTAATAAATTTCTTCTAAGGTAGTAATCTGTTGTGTAACTATGGTGTTTATTACATTGTAAAATACATCAACAGTAACATCATCAAATAAAGGACCAATAGCTAGGTTAATATCCCTACCACCTACTTCAATAGTAAGTTTATTTAAAACACCACCGAAATCGAAACTCCCATTGTATGACTGATGTCCACTAGCGACACCAGTTTCAGACAAGATGTCAGTTCCTTGAAAGACTGTGTTGCTTCCATTAATTCCTGTAATGTGCAAGTAAATTCTATCCTGAGCATCTTGTTTATCTACTTCTATTGAGTATTTGACTTCTCCACCATTACTAATATTTAATTCAGAAATATCGACAGTTTGTATGAATGTTGTTCCCATACCATCAACTCCCATGTTAGAAGTTGTGTTTCCACTTCCTGTAATCATAGCACACTTATCAGTACCTAATCCATAACAAGAATTGCCACTTGGCATTGACGCACTACCTTGACCACCCCAATCAATATCCATATCTCCTTCTTTAGAAGATGAAACATATCCGTTAGATCCATCTAAAATATCGTTTGAGTTTTCGTTAGTGACAGTTTCAGTTGTGGTTGTGACAGTAGTAGTTGTTGTTGTAACTATTTCTGTACCTAAATCTTCTTCAGTTATTTCAACTTGTGTATCTTCAGTAATAGTGACACTAGGATCACAAAGACCTTCGTGGTCAATTAAACATTCTGCTTTAGAATATGAGGAGACCAGTAGTAATAAGGAACAAAGTCTTATAAAGTGCAATATGACCGACATCACTTAACTCTCCCTCTACAGGTTTACTTGCCTGTATATATTCAGTTTTATATTTACTTCCGTCAGGAATTTCATCAGGATTATCAGTCCAGTATTCAGAAGCTTCTGCTCCAATTAAACCCTTAACAGGGCATGGAGTTCCTGCATCTGTCATCGCTGTCCATACACGAGGATCTTGACAAAGAATAGACACAGCCGCAACTTTCATTCCATAACCATACATAGAACGACTAAGTTTGAGTTTTTGGCATAGTTCATCATCTACTAAAATTCCTGTAGCTACACCTAAAACATTATTTTGGACACTTCCGCCAATTCCAATTTTACAAATATCAGAATTTGAATTTGGAATTACTGGTGCATTTGCTGTAGGTGGGGTTGAATTTGTTACAACTGTTGAACTTACAGTATTGGTTTCTGATTTAACTTCCTCACATATTAGCATTGTCATTAAAAAGACAACCGCTATTAAACTAGGGTAAATTAAATGTTTCATTAATCTACTTTACTCATAGACCTAATAAATTCGACACCCTCTATGGTTTCAATTTGTGCTTCAACTTTTGCACAAGATACTCTTGCAGTATCTGATTGCATATTGCGTTCAATGATTCTTTTCTTTTCAAGACAATCTTTAACACCATCAGTCACAGTATGTTCAATCATAGTTCCACCTGAGAATAAAATTAAAGCTATAATAACTTTAGTTACCATTGTTTCTTACTTTATCTTTTAATCCTTCTATATCTTCTAATGCTTTTTCCATATCAGCTTGTAATCTCATAATGTTTACTTTGTTATGTGCCATGTTTTCTAAATCTTCTGACATACCTTCTACTTGTCCAGCTATAAATTCTAATAGCATAAACTGTTCTTGGTCTATAGGAGTTTGATCTGCATTTTTTACGAGATCAGCTTCAAATAGAGTAGCTCTTGTTTCGAGATTATTTATTCGTTCTTGAATTGAGAAGAAAGCCATTGTGCCTACTGCGATTGCACCACAAATAGCTATAAGGTTTCGCATCGGCATTGAAACCGATGTTTGATCTGATATTTTCATTTATCGGCAGATACATTCTCCACCACAATATTCACACATGATTTACTCCTTTACATACACAGTCATAACCCTCACAGCATTCACACATGATTAGCTCTTTGGATTTGCGTCTTTGACTGCTTTAATTCTAACTTTCCAAGCATCTATGTCTTTATAGATTTCATCTAGCTGATCGCCAATATCACCATAAGCTGTTCTTCTTGTAGCTCTGACAACATTGTTAGCTTCTTCTTTATTACCAGCAGTTTCGTATGAAGCAATCTGGTCATCAGTAGGTTTGTCTAAACCTGAAACATTCCAAGTTTTTATATATGCTCCCTTACCATCTCCATCGTCTTGAAGAAGTACATCTTTTGTAAAGTCAACTGTCTTAGAGTTTGCCTGACAATACAAAGATATTTTAGTTGATAGTTGTGCCATTTGTTTTTCCTTTCTTTGTTAAGTTATTAATTTATATCCATTAAAAGTACAATGATTCCCAATATTTCTTGCTGAACCTGAACCTTGATAATAAGCAATCTGTACATAATCACCAGCACTGAGGTCTATTGTAATTTGTGTACTTAAAGTACCATAATTATCATTTACAAACCAAGCACCAGCATAAGATTGTATTGAACCATTTACTAAAATATATATTTCATTACTATTCCAATCGGCAGTTTCTGAAGTACGAATTTTTGTACTAATAAAATACTTTCCACCTTTACCACTAGGTACTGTAAATTTTCCAGTAGAGGTGTCATAAGCTGAATCTGTATCAAAAAGTTCTGAATCAAATATTACTATTGTATCAGCACCATTAGCACAAGACTGGTTACTATTTCGTCTAGCCATAAAAGCTGGAGTATTAGTTACAGCTACTGCACTAGGCAAAGCAGTAATTGATGTTATTGAGTTGTTGTTTAATCTAGTTATTGCCATGCTATGCTCCTATAATCCTATATGCTCCAAAAAATGTTTGTCCTTCATTATGTTGTATTGATGCTGAAGCACTACCTGTTCTGTCTTGCCTTGCATAAATTTCAACATAATCATCTGCATCTAAATAAA